CTCCGCGATATTGTCCTGTCTGCGGGGAGCAGTGGGTCATGGGCGAGCCTAACTGCGGATGCAAGTCCTCTCGGCCCCGGAGATACTGGGGCGAGAAGCGGGGACTGCGAATAAAGACAATGTACGAGGAGTAGTAGCAATGGCGATTAAGACCGTACTGCTGGAAAGGGAGAAGGCGAATCTGTACGCATTTTTGAACAGCGAGCCGGTGGGAATGGAAAACCACAACAATATCAAGTAGTTAGGAAAAAAGAATTATGGCGGCAACAAAAGGCAAGGTCTGTAACCCAAAAGGCAGAGGACATGCGCCAAACAAAGGAGCAGCGCGGATAGCAGAGGACATAGTTGCTGCGTACAAGGAGCTTGGCGGGATGCAGTATCTCATTCAGCTTGCGCAGGAGGACAGAAAGACATTCTGCACCCTGTTGCTTAAGATATTGCCGAATAACATCAAGGCCGATGTGGATGTAAAGGGGCAACTGGCGCATTTCTTTGAGCAGATAGATGGACTCAGCAAAGGCCCGCCAAGTGCAAGATAAGTTCAAAGACCAGTTCTGGCGGCTGAACAACCTGTATTGGATAACAGACAAGGCAGGGCGCAAGGTTCTATTCCGCATGAATCCCGTACAGGAGAATCTCTATTGGGAGATGCACTATCGCAACGTAATCCTGAAAGCACGGCAGAAGGGGTTTACTACGTTTATAGACCTGTTCGGGCTTGATTCAGCCCTGTTTAACAGCAATTTCAACTTTGGGATTATTGCCCATTCTCTGGATGATGCTACGGCTATATTCCGGCACAAGATACAATTCCCGTATGAGAATCTGCCCTCTGCCCTGAGGGAAACAATCACCGCCACGGTAGACCGCGCGGGGGAATTGGTATTCAGCAACGGTAGCACGGTGCGTGTCAGCACCTCATATCGGTCAGCAACCCTGCAACTCTTGCATGTATCAGAGTACGGGAAAATTAGCATCAAATACCCGGAGAAGGCCAGGGAGATAAAGACCGGCGCATTTGAAGCTGTGGGGCTGGAGGGGATGATATTTGTGGAATCCACTGCAGAAGGGAAGGGCGGAGAGTTTTACGATTTATGCCATACGGCTAAGAAGCGGAAGGACGAGGGGATTGAATTGTCTCCGCTGGATTGGAAATTCTTTTTTGAGCCGTGGTACACCGAGGCTGGGTATCGGATGAACCCGGTTGCCGTGGCCGTTCCCAAAGAACTGCAGCAGTATTTTGACACGCTGGAACACAAGCATGGGATTGCCCTCGATGCGGCACAGAAAGCCTGGTACACGGCGAAATCTGCTACGCTTGCAGGGGATATGAAGCAGGAATACCCATCAACCCCTGAGGAGGCGTTTGAGGCCAGCGTCGAAGGGGCATACTATGCGGAAGCTATGGCATGGCTTCGGCGGCATGGCAGGATAACACAAGTCCCGCATAATCCAGGGGCAGAGGTGAATACATTCTGGGATTTAGGGCGGAATGACACAACGGAAATCTGGTTTCACCAGCAGGTTGGCCGGGAGCATTTCATTATCAATCACTTTGCCGGGTCTGGGGAGGCTATTGCGTATTACGCCAACTACCTGAAAGAACGAGCAAAGGAAGATGATTATGTGTACGGCAAACATTACATGCCGCATGATTCACGGAACACTGAATTGTTTGGCGATGGGCGCACCCGAATAGAGGTAGCGGAAGATTTGGGCATTAAACCAGTGGTTCCTATCCGGCGAGCCAAAGGCCCGGAAGAGTTAGCGGATGATATCGAAACCACGAGGAATTTCCTCAAGTCATGTTGGATAGACAAGGCGAAATGTTCAAAGGGAATTGATGCCCTGGACAATTACCGGAAGGAATGGGACGAGAACCGGGGAACATGGAAGTCTTCTCCGCTGCACAACTGGGCAAGCAATGGTGCGGATTCCATGCGCACAGGGGCGGTAGGGCTGAAGATAGAAAAACCGGAGGAGTTCATCCCGGCGAAGGATTTATGCCCCCCGGCGGAAGCGTATTATTGAGGTGAGCAATGGCCGACGACCTGACTAAGCCCGTATCATACGAAGTGATTGATTTAGCGAGATTAGCTGAACTTTATAACGCGGAGGAATCTCTTTACATCACGGAGTACGAATTCAGCAATGGCCGGGTGTTTGAGATACTGGACGGGGAGCAATATACCGAGGATTAACACACTATATGTAGTGTACCGGGAAACATCGAAGCGAAGTACAGAAAATGGAACGCGTAAGTAGTTGAAATCAGGGGAACGTCGCAGAATATATAATATGTTAAATACAGGGAAGCCTAACGGGACTAACAACGTGGATTCAGTGAGTTATTTCAAGGAGGCCATGTTTTCTATGTTTTTCAGCTTTAAGGAGAGGGCGAGCCAGGATTCGAGCCATTTGGGGATAGGCTGGCTCCCGGCTGCCCACCTGCTAACGGAGGCTTTTGACACCCCGGTGAGTTTAGCGAGGTCTGTTTTGGTTATTTCCAACTCGCGAAGGGTGGCTACAAGATGTTCATTGTCCATTGTTACACCATGTAAATACTTATACGGGGATTCCCAATACAAAGTACTCACCATGTAACTTTTCTGCAAGGAAATTATGAAATCCGAAGCGAGAAAGAAGAAAGCCAAATACTACCGAATGACCCCGGCGCAGGAGAAAGCCTGGGCCAAACGGATCGGTGACCACCTGCACAGATATTATCCGGGGCACCTGTGGGCTGTCGGTGTGGAGCACGGCGTAGCGAAGATTTACAACCTGCTGCTGTCCGGGCGGTGGGGATTCCAGATTGCGCTCAAGGATATTGATGCTGAGATGCGGGTAATCATGCGAGCCGGGGGCGAGGTGCTGGAGCGATATCGGCAGAAGCGGGGATGGGTGAACCCGGAATCTTGTTTCCTGGTTCCGAAGGATATACGAGGCGAGAAAATCCATGACTGACAATCACCCACTGGAATATCAGGACGAGTTCGCCGAACCCGGGGAACTGACTGAAATTGAACCGGACTGGTTGGGGATGGCGCGGGATGCGTACCATGAAAGCAATTCTTTCCTTGATAAAGGATTGCGGAAACGGTGGGAGATGAACCTTGCCCTGGCGAACAGCAAGCATCCTGCAGGGAGCAAGTATCTATCCGACGCGTACAAGCACCGTTCCAAGATATTCCGGGGCAAGACGAACGCGGCTATTCGGAAAAACATTGCTGCTGCTGCGGTGGCCTTATTCGGGACGCAGGATGTTGTTTCAGTGGAACCGGAGGACGACAACAATACTGCGCAGACAGAAGCGGCGGAAGCGGGGCATGACCTGGTGAATTATCACATGGAGAACAGCGTTCCGTGGTTTCTGATCTGCATGGGTGCGTACCGGGATTGTCAGGCGATAGGCACGGTTATTTCGCATCAGTATTGGGATTACGACACGGTAACGGTAGATGACGGGTTCATTGCCGCCTCGAAGAAGGTGGTTGACCGGCCCGTGGTTGAGTTAAGGCCGATAGAGAATGTACGGTTTTCCCCTCATGCCGATTGGCTGGACCCGATTAATTCCTCCCCGTATTTGATAGACCTGGTGCCGATGTTTGTCGGGGACATCAAGGAACGGATGGAAGACGATTGGCTACCGTACACAGACGCGGAGATACTGAGTGCGATGGATGCCGACCACGGGGTTGAATCAGTACGAACAGCGCGTGACCGTGATTCAGACCCGAAGGACGAGCAGACGAGCGTGAATGAATTTGACGTTGCGTGGGTTCGGCGGGTGTTCATTCGATACGGGGGAGAGGAATGGGTTTACTACACGATAGGCGAGCATATTCTGCTGTCTCAGCCTGTTCCGTTGGAGACTGCTTTCCCGCACTGCAAGGATGGCCGGAGGCCGTACACGGCTGGATTTTGTGATGTAGAACCGCATGTAACGTACAAGACCGGGCTGCCGGAGCGGGTTGAAGGGTCGCAGGTCCAGGCGAATGACGTTGCTAATCTGCGGTTTGACAATATCCAGAAGGCACTCAGGAAGAAATGGATTGCGGAACGAAACAAGAATACCGACTTCAAGAGTTTGTGGTCTGAGGTTCCGGGGCAGGTAACGATAACGGACGACATAAATTCGATTAAAGAACTGACGACCAACGATGTAACCGGGAGCAGTTACCAGGAGCAGCACCTTGTCAATGCCGACTTTGACGAATTGGCCGGGACGTTTAGCGGAGCATCGGTGAACACGAACCGGCAGTTGAACGAGACTGTCGGGGGAATGAAGTTGTTGTCGGAGAATGCAAATGTCCTGACCGAGTTGCAGTTGCGGATATTCACCGAAACGTGGGTTGAACCTGTTTTGCGGGATGTACTGAAAATGGTGCAGACGTATGAAGATGATGAGATGATTCAGCAGGTATCCGGCAAGCAGATGACGAGGGCGCAGTTGGATTGCGGGATTAAACTGCGGGTGAACGTGGGATTTGGTGCGACAGACCCGCAGGCGAAGGTACAGAAGCTGATGATGGGGCTGACGACTTTAGCGCAGGTCTTTGGGCCGGAACGGATACAGCAGATGAACCATGCTGAGATAAGCGCGGAGATATTCGGGGCGTTGGGCTACAAAGATGGCAAGCGGTTCATGCCGGAGGAAGAGGGGAACGCGCAGGTTGAGCAGTTACAGCAGCAGTTACAGCAGTTACAGCAGGTAATCCAGCAGAAGCAGATTGAAGGGAAGATACAGTTGCAGAAGCAGCAGATGGGCGACCAGACGAAGCTGGAGATTGAGAAGCTGCGGCGGGAGACTGAGATGATGAAACTTTCGCAGGCGACTGGGATGAAGGTAGCCGATATTAAGAAGGAATTTGAATTAAAGCAGTGGGACATAGCAGGCAGGCGGACGGAGAAGGCGGACGACCTGAAGGCGAAGTTGCATTTGCAGGAGCCGGGATACTGGCCGGGTTGATATGGAAGAGAAGATATACGAAGCGGAATTAGGGATTGAGATGGAAGAGTTTATGCTTGGCAAGGTTGGCAAGTATTTATGGGACCGTGCCGAGTCTGAGATAACTGCTGCCGGGATGGAACTGCGGCACGTTGACCCGTTTAACGGCGGGAAGATACGCGACCTACAGAACCGTGCGAAGGTAGCGGAGATGTTCATGACATTTGTCAGGGACGCTATAGAGAATGGCCGTTTTGCTCATGAAGAGTTGAAGCGGGACGAGGGGTAACTACCCTATGCCGGGGGCGTTACCGACAACTACGGCGCGAGAGGAAAGGAAGATGGAAAACGATGCTATCCACGAGGACGTATCAGAAGTTCAGGAAGAAACCCAGGAACAAGAACCGCGTTCTCCGAGGGATGCGGTTATCGCTGGCATGAAGGCGAAGAAGGACGTTGCAGAAGAACCTGTTGAAGAGGAAGTTGCCGAAGTAGAAGACCCTGTTGAAGATCCTAAGGAAGAGGAGCTTGTTCCCATCAAGGTTGACGGGAAGGAGCAGATGGTTCCGAAGTCCAAGGTTTTCGAGATGGGTGTCCGCACGTTGCAGAAGGAGACTGCTGCTGACCAGAGGCTTGCGCAGGTGAATGCGAAGATGCGCGAGCTTGAGGATTTAAAGCGGCGGGTTCAGACTGAAACGAAGAATACTTCTATCCCCGACTTAAGTGACCTGAAGAAGAAATTCTCTCGGGCGTTGGTTGAGGACGAAGACCAGGCGGCGGAGTTATTCGGCAAAATGGCTGAACGGCAGGCGAAGTTGGAAGCGCAGTTGGAGCGGGTTTCCGGTTCTCTAGAGATGAACGAAATATTTCTAAAGAAACAGGCGGAAGCGGAGCGGCGGCGGCGATTCAATCATTTCACGAGCAACTATCCTGATTTAGCAGGAGAGCCGGTATTCACTGGATGGGCTAACGAGATAACGAAGGTCTTGCAGAATCAGCACCCGGAGATGGACGATATAAAGATTATCGACACTGCGGCGCAGATGGTGCGGGAGCGGATAATGAAGACAGTTGGCAAACCTGAACAAGTTCCATCGAACCCGAAGCAGACGATGCCGAAGCCGGTGAAGAAGGCGAGCGGCAAACTTCCGGTGAAACCGGAGGTCAAACCAAAAACCAAGGCGGAAGTAATCGCCGACCTGCGAAGGGCAAGGGGATTACCCGTCTAAAGATACGAGGTAATAATTATGGAACTTTGGAGCGCAGATTATACTGCCGGATATGTCCACAGCGACCAGTTGTCTGACACGCTGCGGACGGCGATGCAGCCGATGGCGCGATTTCGCCAGCACTGCGATGCCGAGGATGCGAGTGCAAAAGGTTTGCACAACGGCGCGCAGTTTTACTGGGATGTGTACTCGAATGTGTCTGACGCAGGCGGGGCATTGACCGAAAACGAACCGATGCCGAAGACCGGGTACACGAAGACGCAGTCGAGTCTGGTTGTGACAGAGTACGGTAAATTAGTTGCCGCCTTGTGGAATTGAACAAGGAAAATCCCGTGAATTGCTGGAACCCCTCGTTAAGCGCACAGCACCACAACGTATCTGGTAACGGACAGCGTGATGGTTTGAAAAGATGTGCGATAGAGGAAATCAGCAGCCAAGCAGCCTGGAAACAGGTTGAAGGTTCAACGACTATCTCAAACAGCCCTAACGTAGAGACGAGGGCAATGAAGAGACACGAGCGCGGGACAGCGAAAGCTGAAGATATAGTCTGGACTGCGGGGAGACTCGCAGATGTTAGGGTTAAACGCCCTAATGATAACAAAACGAACTCTGTTCCGTTTTCTGGAAAACTCGATGACCTGTCCAAGCAGCCGGTGGAAGGGATAATCAGGAAAATCCTGGCGGACGATGCGAACAAGACGCTGGACGCGGCTGCACATGCGCAGTTTGACGCGACCCTGCTACTGGTTTATCCGGACTCAGGGAACTCGGCCACGGCTATCGACACTGCCGTTACCGGAACTGCCGGGGAAACGAACGCCCTGGCGATGAGCAACGTCCATGTGAAGCTGATTGTGGACGAGATGAAAGAGCGGAACATTCCGGCATGGCCTGACGGCAATTACCGTTGCATTGGCAGACCGGCTACTTTCCGTGATTTCAAGGACGACATTGAGGCGTTGCATTCGTATGTGGACAGGGGCTTTACGATGATCCTGAACGGTGAAATCGGGCGCGATTATTCGGGCTGCAGGTTTTTCGAGCAGACGAACATCGCTTCTGAAAGCTGGACGGGTGGGGTATCGGATGCTGCGTATTTTTTCGGTGCTGATACAGTCATGGAAGCCATCTGTATCCCTGAAGAGATTCGGGGCGCGCTCCCATCGGATTTTTTAACCAAAGTCCCCTGTTCAAGAAATTGAACAGTGATAACCCTGTGAATTGACTGGAAAGCTAAAGTGTGGTATAATTCCTTGTATATGGAAGCTAAAGAGGAACGCAACAAAAAGGAGTACCACGCCATGCCAATCAGCAGCCAAGCCTTTACGAAGGAAGGTCCAGAGACTATCTCGGAAGAGAGTAGGCCCCAAGCGGGGTCGAAGCGCAGGGCACCCAGGTGGGGTGATGATATAGTCCGAACCTCGTGGAAACGCGAGGCAGCTCTCAAAAAACTGGTAACAAACCTTAAAATTTCTAAAACAGGATGTTGGGAATGGACTGGATCAAAAACGACTGGATACGGGAGCATGAAGCTTCCTGATATCTACGGGAATTTTAAAATTCTCGCGCATAGGTTGTCATGGGTTGCATTCAAAGGTGAAGTTATTCCAGAGGGAATCTTTGTTTGCCATCATTGCGATAACCCGAAATGTTTTAATCCAGACCATTTGTTTTTAGGAACCCAACAGGAAAACTTGCAGGATTGTTCAGCGAAAAACAGAACAATGACAGGTTCTCTTAACGGGAACAGTAAGTATAGCGATGCTGATATTGAAAAGGTGCAAGAACTTATTGCTCAGAAGAAAAGAGGGATAGAGATATCAGCAATAACCGGAGTTTCTCAATCACATATTAGCAGGATTCGGAAAGGCTATACTTGGAAACATAAAACTGCAAGCGCAGCGGACATGATAAACGCAAACAGGAAATTTTCTGATGAGCAAATTATGTCTGCCGTCAGGCTTATTAAGGAAGGGAAGTTAACTGCCCCGGCTATATCGAAAATTACAGGGGTGTCCATTGACACTGTAAAAGACATTCGCCGTGGGCGGGCATACCAGAGGTTTGTAGAGCGTGTTGCGGAGTAGCGACTGCAACAGAACATTATGTTTGGAAGGAGTCGGGGGGTGGCTTGGTTAACGTGCGAAGCCTACGCATAATGCCAAGGGTAAACTTCGTGAATTGCTGGAAACCCCTTAGAGCCATGAACACTACAACGCAGATGGAAACGTCAAACGTGACAGTTCAAAAAGTTCATGGATTGGGCAATCAGCCGCCAAGCACCGTACAGGTGAAGGTTCAACGACCAGGGGACATACCCCATAGGGTTCAAGCGAACCCGAAGCGCGAGGCAATGTATAAAAGCATTGAAGATATGGTCTTTTCTGCATGGAAACATGTAGCAGTTAAACGGGTAGGTTTGTAGCGCAACCTATTGAAAACACAGACTATTTAGGCGGCTTCGGTATTGTCCACAACGCAACTGGCGCAGAGCAGAACAGGATCATGAAATGGGCTTCTGCTGCGTAATTAACGGGGGCTTCGGCCCCCATAAAGAAGGAGTATGACACATGCCTACTTATGATAACCCCAGAACGTGCTGCTACAGCTTTCCCCTGATGGACTTCGGGGCGGCAGCGGGCGCGACGTATTACGCCATTCAGGGTCCTCCCGGCCATGTCGGGCGGGTGGTTGATGTTGGCGTATCAATTCAGGAAGCCACCGTTTTTGCATCGACTCTCGGCATTGTTGAGGTCGGCACTGCTGCTGACCCTGACGCGTATGCCAAGCTGAACATTGCAACGGGACAGGCGGTAAAGACGATGTTCAACACCGTGGACGACACTGACGCCATTATTTCGGCGGATGTGCCGGCGGACACTGACATTGTCGTGAAACTGACGGAAGGGACTGGTGCCGGGCTTACGGGCCAGGGTGTTCCTTTCGTTATCATCGACTGGTTCAAGTAAGGAGTGAATCATGAGCAAAGACGCATACAAGCTCGGGCTGAAGGACAAAGAGCCTGTTGCCCAGAAGAAGCCGCGTGAAGAGACCACTGGTCAGCGGCCCAAGTCACGGTCTTTTACCGTGAAGGGCGAGCAGGGAACTGTCAAGGGCAAGTAAACCGAAGGGGGTGTAACAGCCCCCTTTTTTCGAGGTGCAGCATGAAGATGAACGTGGATGTAAAGGACTTCCTGAAGGAATACGAAGAGCAGAAAGAGAAGGAAGCGACGGACAAGAAGCATGTGAAGATGGGCCTTAACCGGCGTGAACCTGTACCGCCGTGCGAACCGAAGCGAGGATACGATGGGCGTTAAGCTGGACAAGACGAAGAAGTTCAAGATTCTCAAGAATACCAGTCGTGCGGTTGGCGAAATCACGGCGCGGTATGAGCAGAACGGTTTATTCTTTACCTGCGGTGGGCATCTGCTTGAAGACATGGTGAAGAAGATTGACCCGGAAATAAAAGAACCGGAACCAACGGTTTTCCAATGCCCGTTTTGCGAAAAAACCTACAAAGAAGAGCAGTGGCTTGATCGGCACATAAAGAGCAAGCACACCGAGGGGTAAGCCATGACTTTCCTCCAGTTGGTACAACAGTTATACCGGGAACTGAAGTTTTCCGGCACTGTTCCTTCAAGTGTCTCCGGGCAGACAGGGCAGAAGAACGAAGTCTGTTTCTGGATAGCGGAAGCGGACAAGCAGATTCAGACTTTATGGTCTGACTGGAATTTTCTCTGGCGGCAGTGGGAGCATTCCACGGTGGTCGGAACGGCGAATTATTCCAACACGAATACAGTGGGGATGTGGGATACGGATTCGTTTGTGCTGGATTACAATACCGACACATATTACACGCTCAAGTACATGGATTACCGTAACTGGCGCGATACACTGCGAAACGGGTCAAAGACCAACACGGTTCCCCGCTATGTAACGGTATTGCCGGACAAGAGTATTATCATCGACCCGCCGCCTGATGATGTTTACACGATAACCGCCGATTATTGGATTGCGCCTGAGAAGATGGAGAACGATTCCGATACCTCTGTTATTCCGGTTAAATTTGAACGGATAATCATAGCCCGTGCCAAGATGATGTATGCGGAAGCCTATGAAGATAATTCATTAGCGCAGGCGGCAGGAGCGGAATATTCGCTGTTGCTGTCCAAGCTACAGGGCGAAGAGCATCCCGGCAATGAACCGGATACCCTTGGCCGCGTGAACCTGGTGGTTAGATGAAAACCGAATACGTTGAAATGCGTGGTGGGGTTGACCAGATAACTGCGCCGTTGGCTATTCCGCCTGGGGCTATGCTGGATTGTATTAATTATGAGATTGCTCCCGGCGGCAAGGGCTACCGGACAATGAACGGCTATGAACGGTACGACGGGCAACCTGCTCCTTCCGATGCGACGTATTTGAAAATTACATTTGAAAACGGCGATACCGAAATTACAGCGGACGATGAAGTA